TTGTGGCTGCATCACCAAGATGCGTGGGTCGGGGTCGGTCTGGAACCTGCGGATGATGTCACCGCGCTTGGATGCTGGCACGTCGCCTCGGATGATCTCGGCTGTGATGCCTTGCTTTAACAGGTAGTTGTGGATGTTGTCGATGCTGCTGGTGAACAACGCAAAGATGATGACCTTGCGGTCGGTCTGGTCCAAGATTTCCTCCAGTACCGCCAAACGGGGCGCGGCATCGAACTCAACAACCTCACCGCTCTCGGTGTACGCTGCACCGCAACTGATCTGCAACAACTTAGATACACCAGCAGCGGCATTGACCGCGCTGATTGTTTCCCCCGCCGCTTGGATGAGCATACGTTCTTTGAGCATGTCGTAGTACTTGCGCTGTTGTGGGGTCAGCATCACCTCGCGCGTCATTGTGATGACTGGCGGTAAGTCCAAACACTCAGCCTTGGTAAACCTAATTGCGGGTTGTAGCGCCTCATGCACGGTATCGGCAGCGGTTGCTTTCGGTGCCCACTTGAACTGCGTCACCTTGTTCATCACCTTGTCGCGCCACGCAGTAAAGAACTTAGGCACACCGTTGGGGTTCACGAGCTTGGCCAGACCAAACGCATCAGCAGGAGACTGCGAGGCAGGCGTACCTGTCATCATCCATAGCAGGGTCTCGGGCTTGATGATGTGCGCCAGTGACTTCCAACGCCGCGTTGTGATGGTCTTGTATGCGTTCGCTTCGTCCACGATGATGAGATCAAACTTGCCGTTGGCGTTTACCTCGTCGGCTATCAGGTTCAAGCCTTCGTAGTTGGTGATGACGAACTCATAGTTTTGCTGCACCATCTCGATACGACGCGATGCTTGTGGGTGGTGGGCGATGATCGCGCTACGGTGAATGATGGATGCGTTCAAGTCTTGCATCCACGCCGACTGCATGATCGACAACGGGCACAGGATAAGAACGCGCCGCACCTCACCGCGAGTCATCAAGTAGTCAGCAGCCCACAGTGCAGAGAGCGTCTTACCAGTGCCTGGCTCGCTGAACACGAATGCTTTGCGATTGAGCGTTAGGAACGATGCTGTCTGCACTTGGTGAGCCATTGGCTTGTACTTGCCCGGCCAGTTGTAGCGTCTTGTGATTGGTGAAGGGACATCCTTCACGCCTAGGTTCTTCAGTACACGGGCTTCGTCAAGACCCCAGAAGACAGCGATCTCCGCAGACCCATCATCGTATTGCTCGACGATCTTGCTGCGGGGAATGACGCTGTATTTTTCTGGATTTCTTGTGCGAAGTAGCAGTGCCTTGTCTTCGATGATTTCCATTGCTTCTCTTTAGTTATTTGTTGTCGCCTTGATTGGCTTTCTTTGCACGCAAACGTAAGTTGCTTGGTGTTGATTTACCACCCGCTCGCAGCGGCTTCACGTGGTCGATGTCCTTGCCTGCACGATCGATACCTTTCTTGTCGTACATCTTGCGTGCTCGCTGGCGCTCGGATTGGTCAGAGCCGGGGCCCGACTTACCTGTCTCCAGATCACGTTTGTATTCTTTTGCATAGTCGCGTTTAGTTGCCATGATTTACCTCAGTGCTTTTTATGAAACTCGCAGCCAGTGCATGGGCACCAGCCACAGAGCGGGGTACGGGTTGGGTTCCACACATCGTTGTCGATGCAGGATGCGATACGGCTGACACGCTCACGATACTTCCACCATTCAGCGTCCACTTCGTCTACGGTCATGCTGTGCTTAACCATATCATTCTTGACCACGAAGAGCAACGCGGAGTTGACCTTGCGGATATGCGGGAAGTGCTTGAACACCATGATTGACATGAGGCGTAGCTGGTCGCGGTCTGGGTATTTGTTGTTACCTGTTTTGTAGTCAACTACCCACGCCGTCAAGTTCTCGTCGTCAATGATGAGTAAGTCAACCACGCCACGAACCCACGCGTCTTTGGCAAACCATTCAGTAGGCGTGAGGTCTTCGCGCAGCGTCATCTTGTACTCGGCTAGTTTTCTGCCGGGCTTGTTGATAAGCGCATCGAGCGTGTCCTTGATGTACTCGAACTGCTTGGGCAGTGGTGTGCCCTCACCCACGTAGAGTTCGGCTGCTTTGTGTAGCTCGTTACCGTAGCGCGTAGCCTCGGTCTCCACGAAGGGGTACATCTTGAGTATCTTGACTTGATGATAGCGACGAGCGCACCCTTCGAAGTCTTTTAAGGAGCTGTGACTCCACGTTACCTTGGCCATTAGAACCTCGCTGTTTGTATTGCTTTGGTCAGTCGGTTGGCAAAGCCAGTGACGAACCGCTCGTTGTTGTTGAGGTCGTGCATCCCCATGTCGGCAAGGATGGCGTGCGTTAGCTCGTGCCAGAACGTATCTGCTATAGCCTCGGGCTTGAACACCCTGCCTGTGACGTTGCTACGCTGGCCGATGGTGATGCGCCTGCGGTCATGGTTTACATCCCCCATACGCCCACGATGCGCCATCGTCTCAACGATCTCAACCGAGTAGTGCTTGTTGCCCACTCGTACTTTACGTGGTAGTTTCATTTGCTTTCTCCTTCTGTTGTGTGCACATTGCTCTCAACACATCTTCTACCGGAATACCGGCCCCGCTTCCCGTCCACGAATCCCACATGGCCAGTCGTTTCTGGTTAATGGTCAGGTCACCATCAGGGCTGTCCCGCAACAACTCCCCCATCTCACGGCAACTTGCTGTGAAAGTTTTTGGGGCCTCTTGGTCGGGGCATATCGTGTATGTGTAAGGTAATTTAGCCATCGTCTTCTCCTTTAGTTCTTTGCTAACCCATATCGTCTATGTGCGCCACCGTCAGCGCTGAGCGGTATGCCCGGCAAATACTTTGGCTCCATAGTCATCTGCGCCAAGACCCAAGTCTTAGCGTCGTCCACCTCTGCATCGGGCACAACCACGATCTGTTCATCATGCACTGTGCCCGCCACGAAGTACTTCTTCGCGGTTCTCAACATACCATCTGTCATCACGCATCTCGCTACGCCCTGCGTGACGTTGTTGGTAATCTTTCCTGCGTACAGTTTAGTCTCATCTGCGCCGTATGTCCACTGCACCCTACCTTTTTCATCCTCACCACGCTTCAAGTCAGGATACAGCAAGCTCATGCCAGAAGGTAGCACGATCTCGCCCTTCTTAAACGTCAGGCATTTGTAAGTATGCTCCTTGCCCCCGTACAGGCTGGTCTCGATGAGCTGGCCGCACATGTTCCAGAAGTCCACCACAGGCTGCGCAGTCTTGCGGTACTTATCGATGATCTTCTTGGCAGCTAGGCAGTGAATGAGTAGCTCCTGCTTGGTGCAGATATGCGGTATCTCTACCATCTTCGCAACGTAGTCTTCGTTATCCAAGAAGCTCTCAACGTCTTGCGACGTGACGCCCAAGGCCTTCGCAAACTTGCGCTCGTACCGTACAGGCGGCGCACCAAGAAAGCCGACAAGCAGCTGTGATGCAAACGATGCCCAACCCAAACCATAACCGGCCCCCAAGAGAGCTGATTTAGCAGACTGCCGAAGGTCGGGGTGCGACTCTTTTGTGAGGCCCGGGATGTTGAACATCTGAGCGCCGAACTGTGCGTAGGGGTCACCACCTGCGACGAAGATGCGTAGCAGCTCCTCATAGTCTGCAAGCCAAGCGAGAACACGGGGTTCGATCTGCGATAAATCTCCCACAACAAGCTGATACCCTTTCGGAGCCATGATCGCCTTGCGTAAGAACGAGCCACGCTTGAGGTTTTGCATGTTGATGGCCGAACCTTTGGAGGCAGTCCATCTGCCCGTCGCAGCACCATAGTACGAGAGTGGTACAGGAAGCGTGCCCCGTCCCGCGATGTCAAGAAAACGCTGTGCGCGAGTCCTCTCAGTGGTCGATTTAACTTTGAGCCTCGCTTCGCATAGTGCTGCAACATCTTCGTTGTCTCCGTTCAACATGGCTTGGAACATAGCGTCTGTCTTAGCGAACGCGAAGTTCTCACCAACAGGGTGCGGTGTCTTGACCGTGGGTTTCTTCTTCTTGGTAGGCGGCTCGATGCCGACGTTGCGCAAGGCTTCAGCGAAGTGGGCGTTGCTGGCAAGCACGCTGTCCGTTAACCCAAGGCGCTCAAGCAGGGCTTCACGCTTCTCCTTCTCTTCATGCAAGGCATCGGTCAGCATGTTGGCGTCCAGCTCCAGCACGGGGTGCGTGTACATCTTCAACGTCATGTCGATGAGGCGCAGCTCCTTAGTTGGGTAGCCTAGTACAAGCCTTGTAAAGATTTCTTCACAGAGGAAAACGTCATGCTTGCAATATTCTGCCAGTTCGTGGGTAACCTGCGGTGTGAGCTCGACAACTCCATTGGTGTTATATATGGCTGTCCCTTTTGCGGGAAGACCAAAATCGCTTGCCAGTCTCGCGAGGGAATTGCCAACCTCCACGCCGCGAAGAGCACGTGCCATTGACAGCGTGTCGAAGATGAAACAGGGATGGATGTCGTAGCCCCATTCAAGGATGGATACGTCGAATTGTGCGTTATGAGCAAGGATTGCGGTGACTCCCCAATCGAAGGTCCGAAGGACTCGATGTAGTTCGTCGTCTCGATACCATTGCACAATGCCGTCGCTTCCGTATACATGGAGACAAGCTCCGAATACTTTGAATCGTTCATGTCGTATGTACTCCTCTGTTGTCATCTTCGACAACGTGTACCCGCTGGCTGTGTCCCAATAGGTTTCGAAGTCGATCGTTACGATCTGTTTGTATGGTGCGCTCAATTCATCATCTCCTTGGGCGGTGCGTCGGCTAGGTTTAACTCTGTGAAAAACCCACCGAGCTTGGCTAGTGTCAGCGCAGCTTCAAACTCATCACAGTTAATGGTCAACAGGGTAGCCTGATCGCTGTCGTCGCTACCTACGACAAGCACCGCGTGGAATTGTTTGTCTATGTAGCACTCCATGATCTTCTCAACAACGATACGCATGTGGTTGCGCTGCTGCGGGTCGAGCAAAGCGACCTTCTCCATGAACTCAAGGCTGTCTTTGGTTTGCTTCATTTGTGTTCTCCATTCGTAGTAGTTCTTCAACGTGGTCAACGTTGAGTTCGGTGATGACAAACGCCCACCCCTTTGCTGCTTGTATGTTGCGTAGCTCGCGCTCTTGTAGTGCGGTTGGAATGTTCTTGCCTGCCTTGCACTCGAACGCCACGAACTGCCCGTTATAGCAGCCGATGATGTCAGGGATACCCGCACGACCAAAACCGTTAGCCGCAGGCATGAAGTGGTAGATGCCCAGCTGCGTCAGGTACTTGCGTAGCTTGTCTTTGACTTTGGACTCAGGTGTTGCTGCCATTGGTCACCTCCCCTAGTTTTTGTGCGTAGTGCTTGGCCTTACCTGTGTCATCGCTGTCTTGCTTCTTGCCTTGGCGCATGGCGTACTTGATGATGTTGCCCTTCAAGAAGCCACGGAACTCTTCTGGTGTGAGCACCGCCTGCATTACCGCCCAAGGTTGCATCCCCATGTCTTTGTAGTGGTTGCCGCTGACTTGGATGTCGTCAGCACGTGTGCCGTTGAACTGGAGGTCAAATTGGTTGCTGTTTGAAATCATTTCTTTGCTCCTGCTTTGCTGTAAATGTGGAAGGTGGTTGTCTTGAGTAGCTCCGCTGTCACCTCGGCCATCGTCATAGCCTGCTGCGCCTTGGTGCGGATGCCTTTCTTTACCGCACGTTCTACCGCTCTAGGTTTTCTAATGACCTTGCGCGGCTCGTTGACCCTGCGCTCTTCTTGGTTGGCCGCAATGGTGCGGAAGTCTTTCATGAAGTCGGGGTGAAACGTCTTCATGTAGTCGGGGTGAAACGCATTCATGATTGGCATAGCGGGCTCTCGGGTAGTTGTTGTCGTTGCTGTTTCTGGTACGCCTTGATTTGCTTGGGCGTCCAAGGTGTTGGTGGTTGTGTTGGGAATGGCCATGTCATCTTTAGTCATCCATTGTCTCCAGAAAATACACAAGTCCAGCAAGGACAGCGAAGAAAACGCCCGCCCCCACCAGCATGAGGAACGTCATCAGTGCTATGTTTTCTATGGTAGCCATCATGCCTTCTCCTCATGCACAACCATCACACGCGCAAGTAACATAATCCCAAACACTACTACACAAAGAAAGTAAAACGCTCGGTCAGTACGATCCCACATGAACGGGTCAAAGTTCCCGCCCACGATTGCCATAAGCGGGTACACCAGCACTGCTGCTACTACGAACGGTGTGACGCACAGCGCCATCTCTTTAAGTTCTTTCATGCTGCCCCCCGCTTAGCTTCGATTGCGTTGTTCACAATGGTGCGCCACTCCTCTGGCGTGAAACCGTCCCAAGCCTCTGTCTTACTCGCAAGGCCAAGGGCAATACCTCTCACCAACGCACCCTCCATGACGGTCTGGTGTTCTTCCTTGGTCATGTATAGCGTGATGGTTGCGCTGCCGTCTTCGTGTTCAACGATGTTTGTTACTTTCATTTCATTCTCCTTAATGTACGTGTATGACGTGCTCACACGTGTTTTTGTTTAAGAGCGGCGCGAGCATCCAAGGCGTTCGCTCCCCTGCGGGTTGTTGTTCAAGGACTCGTCGGCAAGTTGCACAAGGTGTAACCAACTGATTAGTCTCGTCACGCCAGCCGTTGCAGCGGCAGATGTCAAAGGGTAGTGTCATGCTTGTTCTCCAGCTCTGCAACCCTTGCCGACAGCACACGCACCATCTCAGTCAGCACAGTTACCTCTGCTAGTAACGCCTCGCGTGATGGTGTCTTGATATCTCGCACGTAGTCTTGCTTGATGCGGGATTCCATCTCGATGCGGTTGAATTCTTCGTCTTCAGGTGTCATGGTGTTCTCCTTAGTTCTTGGCTAGGTAATATGCTGCGCATATCAGCAGCGTGACGATCAGTGTTTTCATTTGCGTGCCTCCAGCATTGCGTCTGCCATGATGTACGCGGATTCTGCGCACGTCTGCTCTGAGTCGTTTTCTATATCGCCAACATAGATACCATCTTCGTATTGACTTTGTAGAATTACAGCCATAGCCTTGGCCGCAAAGTAATCGCGCAGTGACATTCCGTTAGCCACAACTTCTTGAAATACCTGCCCGTTGCGTGTGGTAAATCCTTGAATGGGAAACGCTGGTATTTTCATCACAGTGCTCCAAATACTTTCTGTAAGTAGGCGTGCACAGCCTTGGCTTGCACGAGCGTGAGCTGATCGACTGTATCTTCGGGACGCCACTTGAGTGTGTACGTGACCTGTGGTTCTGCCTTCACAGGGAGTGCTCCAATACCCGCAACGTCTGCGTGTGGCTCAGGTGCAGGCTCCTCCTTGCGGCGTGTAATCATCACAACTTTCTTACCCTCGTCGCGCTTACCAAACGCTGCGATCTTCGCCCTGTCTTCGGCCAGTTGTTTGAGCTTGGCTTCTTTGCGTAGCTTGTTGACGTTGAATGGTTTGAAATCTTCTGCGAGCGCAATGAACGTGTGGTCGATGTTGTTCTTGGCGCACAGTCCTGCCACTACCATCTGATACGCAAGAGAGGACACAGTGCTCTCTTTGAAACCCTTAGCCACCATGCCTGCTTTGATCTGGCCGATGGTCATGTTGGGGTTGTCTTTGATGAAGTAGAACGTCTCGCGTGATGCGTTGTTCGTGACTCCGAATAAATGCTTTGGTTGTGCTGGCATAACTTCTCCTTTAAGTTGTTTCTGTTCGTCTTGATCCCACTCGTTGAGTGTGTTGTTAAGCGCTTCGCGCTTTGATGCTGCCTCGAATTTCTCGCGCAGTTGCTCGCCTAATGTCATTGCTACTTTCATGTCTTGCTCCTCTTTAAGTTTCTTTGCACGTTCAATGTTGGCTAGTGCCTCTAACGCCCCCGCACTAAGCGGTGGTGTAGGTGCTGTTAACTGTGCGCCATATAGCTTCAGTTGTAGTTTCTCTGACGAGATTGGGGCAATGATTGATCTACCCATGCAGTTCTCCTTTCAATTAAGTATACCAACTTGTCCAGCGTTGGACAAGTTAGTGGTTACTACGCCTATTCTCCTTTCGTATAAACGTGGTTCTTTGTGTTGGATGGCTCATACACCTTCTTGATTTCTTTGCGCTCGATCATGTAGTCGAGCG